ATTAAAACATTTTTTAAAATATGGTAAAGAAAAATATAATTATATTAGACTTCCACAGAATTTTTCACCACAAGATTATTTAAAAATAAATCCAGATATAAAAAGTTCATTAAAAAGTTTATCAGACAAAGATATTATTGATCATTTTATAAAATATGGTATATATGAAAACAGACAAATTTGTTCAGTGAATATAGCTACAAAAAAAAGGATTCTATGTATATGTCACAATGGAAATATGGGAATATTTAAAAAAATAGAAAAATATATTGATAATTTGATATCATCACAGAGTTCAAATATTGAAATAACATTATTTATATGTTCTTTAGATACTTTTTCATCATCTGAAATAGAATATATAAAAAAAAGATTTCCAACAGCAACACATTTTATTAATGAAAATTTTGGATTTGATATTGGAAGTTTTTTTAAAGTACTTCAAATGTGTAAAACTAATTCTATTGAATTTGATTATATAATTAAAATACATACTAAAACAAGTGACTTTGAAAGAGAAAAATTACTTAAATCAATTCTTGGTTCAGTAAATAGAATTAAAATTATTTTAGATATTTTATCAAATGATTCAATTGGTTTAGTTGGATCTGTTAAATCAATGTTTTTTAATTATGGAAAGTTAGCAACTCATAATCAAAATCATTTAAAGTACCTATTAGAAAAATTTAATATTGGTATTAAATACTATGAATCAGTACAGTTCATTGGGGGGACTATGTTTTGGTGTAAATTTAGTATTCTTAAAAAAATTTTTTGGAATCATAATTTTAATCATATAATTCAAGAACTGAATAATGAAGAATCTTTAGACTGGAATTGGTATATTTGTTCAAATAAAAAATATATCACAAATATTACTCAAATAAAATCAAAAGAAGATGCTATTACACATTATACAACTTATGGTCAGATTAAAGGACTTTCACCAAATATATTTCATGCAATTAAATTTAAAACAAAATCTTTACAGATTAGAGATGGTATGATAGAACATGCATATGAAAGATTCTTCTCGTATGCAATAGAAGGACTTGGATTTACTCAATATTTTATTCAAGAAGAATCATTTGTAGATAGTTTAAAAATTAAACCTTTACCAATTGTTTTCCCACAATTCCATCCTATTCCAGAAAATGACAAATTTTGGTCTAAAGGATTTACTGAATGGACTTTACTTGATAAAATAGATGTAGACTATACAGGTAAAAAACTAGCTAAACCACATAAATCACTTGGACAATATAATATTCTTGATCCAACCTATACTGAGTTTATTGAAAAAACTACATCTCAGTATTCAATTCCTGGATTATGTTATTATCATTACTGGTTTAATGGACATAAAGTAATGTATGAACCTATTGAACAAATTAGAGATAGTTCTAAACCTAATATTAACTATTGTTTAGCATGGGCAAATGAAACATGGTCTGCTAGATGGGATGGTTTAGAACAGAATGTGTTAATTAAACAAGAATATGGAGAACATGAGGATTGGATTAAACATATTCAATATCTATTAACTTTTTTTAAAGATCCTAAATATATTAAGATAGCAAACAAACCTTTATTTTTTATTTATAGACCAATTGATATTCCAATTGATATTTTTAATCAAATGATCCAATTATTTAATACATATGTAAAATTAGAAGCAAATGGTTTTGATGGATTAGAACTAATTATTAGTTATAATAATACACCTATGTTAGATAGATATCCAAGCTATTTATCTAATTCTAATGTATCAGGTGTACTAGATTTTAATCCTAACTATATAAATAATAAAAAATTTATATTGTACCAAGAAACAGATTCTGCATATATATTTGAAAAATCAACTAAAGGTGATTTAATATTTAATGAAGAAATATATCTTGCATATAATCCTGATGTTAAATCAGCACTTGAAAAAAAACAGATAAAATCTGCAAGGCTACATTATGATAGTATAGGACCAGATGAAAGAAAAACACGTATATACAAATCAAATTTAGCAGATATAATTCAGTGTTATGATTTTATTGAAGCAGAACCTAGAAAACATCATACACAGCTTTACTCAACTTTTATGGATTGGAATAATTCTCCAAGAAGAGATATAACAAAACTAGGTATCAAACCAACAATATTTTTAAACTCAAATCCATCTATATTTAAAAAACACTTGAAAAATATGATATTTAAAATTATTAAAGATCCAAATCCATCATATAATTATTTGTTAATTAATGCATGGAATGAATGGAATGAACAGACATGTTTGGAACCATCAGATATTTACGAGTATAAATATCTAGAAGCATGTAAAGATGTATTTACAGAATATTATTAAGGCATTTTTTTTGCAAGTACATGATATATAATTAAAATAATAAGTATATGAGAGGTATACAGTTCTAAAGAATTTTTACCAAGTGTTTTAAATACACTTGATGATCCAAGTGGTTTAATCCAAGGGGTCAATACTTGACCTAATAATAAACCTCCTATTACTAATATTAGATTATTATTCAAAGGAAAATAATCTGCTGCAGACCAATGAATAAATTTTCCTGTTATTGTATTAACTATAGGATTAGAGAATGGGATCAAGTTATTACTATTTATATATAACCAAATTGCTCCAAACATTATTGTGATAGTTGGAGAGTCTAAACCAGCTATTGGTGTAATTATTAAAGTACCCAATGCAATAAAATGTAAAATACCAAATTTAATTCCATAATTAGGAAATAAAATATGAGATACTATTGTTATCAAAAGAGCAGCTTTTACTATTGACCAAGTTCTAGAAAGTTTATATTTGATAAATCCAAATATAGTTGGTTTTGGAGAAGTTGATTTATAATTAACCCATGCTAAATGTACTGAATAACCTGCTAATATAATATATAAATTTCTAACCCAACCTAAATATTTGATCCATTGGTTAGATGAATAATCAGTTCTAAATCCATGAGTTAAATCATATGATGATACCAAATGATAAATAAACATTGGGATAAAAAACCATCCTCTTAAAATATCTATTTGATCATATCTTTTTTCTTCCATTTATATATATTAAATGAAAATATATTTTCCTAATGTTAAATACTATAAAATATTTGATGATTTCTATATGATCTATGTAAATACCAAAACTAATATATTTTTTTCATCTATTACAATAAATATTGGTTCTATTCATGAAACTATTTCTGAAAAAGGATTAGCACATTTTTTTGAACATATGATTTTTAAAGGAACTACTAATTCTACTTCTGAAGATATTTTACTAACATTAGATTCTATTGGTGCTAATTATAATGCATCAACATCTTATGAAAAAACAGAATATTATATATCTGGTAAAACATCTGATTATTCTATAATTTTAAATACATTATTAGATTTATTATTAAATCCTGCATTTCCAGAACAAGATATTGCTAATGAAATCAATGTGGTGCTAGAAGAGTATCAAATGAATGAAGATAACTTGAATAAATCAACAATGTTTAAACTATTAGAATTGATATATTTAAATACAGATCAAAGGTATTCTGTGCCTGTGATTGGAATAGAAGATGATATTAAAAATATTACACATGAAAATTTAGTTAAATTTCATTCTAAATATATGAAAGCTTCAAAATTTCTTTCAATAATTGGATCTATTAATGAAAATGAAATTTTTAAAATTATAAATCAAGTACTAAAAAAGAATCCAACAAAATGGAAACCAGATATTAATGATATGGAAACATCTTTAAACATCCCACATATAAAAACTCAATCATTAAATCGATATACAATAATTAATTCTCCTCAAATAAAACAAACACTTGTTTTTATTGGTTTTAGATCAATTACAAATTGGTCCAAATGGTCATATGTTTCTGATATTATTCAAAGGATTTTAACAGGAGGGATGACTTCAAGATTATTCGTATTATTGAGAAATAAATTAGGTTTAACATATTATCAAAATTCAGATAATATTAGTTTTAGTTCTCATGGATTTTTTTATATTACTTTTGGAGTTCAATCTCTAGGGCTTGAACTTTCTTTAAGTCATGTTCTTAAAGAGATTCTTGAGTTTGCAAATTCTGATATTACTTTAGAAGAAATAAATAAAGCTAAAAATATATTAAAAACATCTATACTATTTAATTTACAAACACCAACTAATATTGGATCTTATATTATTGATTATGTAATATCAAAAAAAGATCCTAAACAAATAAAAAAATTAAATAAAAAAATAGAAAATGTAACACCACTTTATATTAAACAATTTGCCAAAAAAGTATTTGTTAAATCAAATTTATTTATAGTAATTAATGGACCTAATAAAATTACTAATGAAAATTTAGAACATTTAGTATCACAAATTTGAATAAAAAATATAGTCCTTATTGACTATATTTTTCTTCAAAGAAAAAAATTGAAAAAATTATATTATTCAAGCTCGGTTTATTAGTTTATATTGGTAGTAATAAATATAATTTCTATCAATATAATTTTATCAAACAAGTAATCGTTTTTAAAATAATTTTTTGCCTTGGGCTAATGTTTCAACAAACAATAGCCCTCAAAGTATTTCTCGTCTTGGGATGTAACATGGAATGGTTACAACAAGATAGAATATTTACTGCTTTACAGTACTGGGATAGTATCCAGTCTTCTGAACAGTATTCTGAACAGTCTATTTGGTATTTATCTGGAGGAGTAAAAAATGCATTGTTTTCTAATAATCAAAACACTCTATCAGAAGCTGAACGTATGGGAGATAGTCTCAAGTCTAAAAACATAAATATTGTATTAGATACAAGTGCAACTAATACAGCTGAAAATTTCAGAAATTTCTTCAAATATGTTAGTTCACTTGAAGATTCTCATTCAAATCTAGAAATTATAATTGTAACTTCTAGATTTCATCAAGCTCGTGCTGAGAAATTTTTCTATGGATTTTTTCCTCAAAGTTCAGAATTTAAACTTCGATGGGTTTTAGGTCTTAAAGAATGCCCTACATGTGCACAAGACGAACTCTTTCATATGAATAATGTTGAAGCTGATATTTCTAAAGCTCTTGCTGAAGCTAATTAAATCTATTTATTTTTTTTATCCTCAATAATTTTTCCATTAGAGATTTTAATTATACGATCTACAATAGATAAATTAGAAATATCATGTGTTATCATTATACTAGTACAGTTAGATGTTAAATCTTTAATAATATTTAAAATAATTTCTTTAGTCTTAGGATCAACAGATGCAGTTGGTTCGTCAAAAATTGCTATTTTAACTTTATCAATAGAGCCATATGATCTTAAAAGTTGAACAATTTGTTTTTGACCACCGGATAGTTTATCTCCATTAACACCGACAACTGTTTTTAATCCATTTTCTAAATTTTCAAATATATTTTCTAAATTAAATTTTTTAACAAACAAATTAATCTGTTCAACTGTAATCGAGTTTCCATATTGAATATTATAATATATTGATTCATTAAATAATTTTGTTGATTGATTTAAATAAGTTATTTGTGATCTAATTGATTCAATTGAGTATTTATTAATATCATGTCCATCAATTAATATTGTACCATTTTTAACTCCAAAATAACCCATAATTAATTTAATCAAAGTTGATTTACCATTACCTGATTTACCAATTATTGCAACATGAGATTTTGATTTAATTTCTAAATTAAATTTATTAAAAATCTTATTCTTTTTATCATGTGAAAATTTTAAATTCACAATTTTAATTGACCCTTCTTTAATTAAAAGTGAAGGTTTAACTTCTATTTTTTTATTTACCATTCCTAAAAATCCATCAATTGATTTAATTACACCAATATGATTTGTATAGTCTGGTATTGATGTCATTAAAGTTGAAATAGATGGAATATAGTATGATATTATCATATTTAAAGAGATCATTGTTGAAAAATTAATTTTTTTAGTTTTAAAATAATATATTACTATTGCATTCAGTAAAATAAACATCACACACTGTATAAAATTATTAACAAACTTAATTCTTGATGAACATAAAATAGTTTTGGAATAAGACTCTTTATAATCTGAATTAGTTGATTTATATTTTGCAATTTCTCCATCAATATTTGCTGATGAATAAATTGAAAATAAATTTGATAGCTTATCTTGAGTCTCTTCTGCTCTTTTTTCATACTTTTTATAACGAGATTCAGATAGTTTAATACAACTGCCAGATGCGACATAGTTGTACCAAATCATTATTCCTAAAAGAACCATTGATACTAATCCAAGTTGAGGATTTATATAAAATAAGTATATATTAGTAATTACAATTGATAATGCTCTTGGAAGTAACCAGTTAAATAAATCTGTTGTTAATTCTCTAATTATTCCAGGTAAAGTATTTAATCTTGAAATAATTTTTCCTAATTCTAAATCTTTATATTCAGTTTGATATGATTGTAAAAGTTTAGAATAGATTTGATTTACAATAAATTCATTAAAATTAGGAATTATTATAGAATCAAGATAAGCCATAATAGCATTTGATAAATTTATTAATAAGATAAAAAATATTGCTTTAAAAAAAAAAGTTTTATATTCAGATGATTCAGCTTTAATCTCTGAAAAAAATGATCCAAAAATAGTTGGAATTACAATTGATTCTAATGGATATGATAGTAAAGCAAATATTAAATAAACTACTAAAATAGATTTATTTGCTTGAATATATGGTTTAATCAAGTTAATTGTGTTCATTAATATTAACTTATATTAAAAAAATATTTACTATAATTATATATAAATGGATTTTAAAAATTTATTCAACTCGTATTTAACCCATGGGGTTTCAGTTAGAATTAATGGATTAAATGGAAAAGAAGAATGGAATAAAAAAATTTCTCTACAAGATGCTAGTCAAAATGATATTTCAAGTGGTTGGGTTACCACACGTATTTTTTATGATGGGAATAAATCAACTGATCACGCAGCTATTTATGATTATTTATATAATACATTAGGTATAAAAGGAGAGGAAACTGATGCATCACTTAATGATTTTGAACAATTTCATTTTCTTTTACAAACTGCTAGACTTGTTAAAAATAGTCCAACCTGTAAAGTTGAAAGACTTGCACAAATTGCTTACCATGTTGGTCAATTATTAGCTTCTATTCATTTATATCATAGTCATCCTTTAGCTCTTCACTATATTACTGTAAACAAACTTAATCAAGTTGAATCTTATATAAACGTACCAACAACACCTGTACAAATTATTGGCGGAGGTGTAACACCCGTATTAGATATATATTCCAAGTATATTGATATGACTCCATACAGAGGACACAAGTTAATTGGTGGAAAATCTTGTTTATGTGGGTCTAAACAATGTCCAAATTGTAATGAAATAACTCATATTGATTTATTGATTTAATCAGTTTGTTTTATTAAAGTAAAAATATTTACTTTAATAAATAATGTCAAAGAGAGGTTGGGATCAAATTAATTCATGTGGTTCTAAAAAACTTAAGTCTAATATAGAATCTGATTATGAATTTCAAGATTATATGAGTATATTAAATAATATATCATTATTACTTGAAAATATTAATACACGATTAGAAATATGTGAAAAAAGATTAGAATTTCTTACTGATTGTAAAATAAAAGAAGAACAGGAAAAACTTGAAAACAAGTTACATGATGAAGAACTTTTTAGATCATATATTAATTAAAATCTAAAAATAAAAACAATTATAGAATTTTTATCTACATATTATAACTAAAATTATGATCAAGCATATTTTAGATATTCTATATATAAACTATAATTAAAAAATTATAACCAAAAATATGATCAAGCATATTTCAGATGTTTAGTACATAAACTGCTATAAATTTATTAAATTAAAAAATTGAACTATTAATCCAATAAATAAGGGGTTTAGCCCCCTTAATATAATATATATATTATTTTTTTAAATAAGTTTTTTATACATTTTTATATAAATTTAATATAAATAATAACAGTAAAACTTCCAAGATCTAATAAAAAATTTGAAATTTCTTTACTTAATAATTTATTCATATATATTATTAAATAAATGCCAAAAAATTTGTTGATTGTTGAATCTCCTGGTAAGATCAAAAAAATACAAAGTTTTTTAGGTCCAGACTTTATTGTTGCTGCATCAAGGGGACATATTATGGATTTGGACTCTACAGGGCTAGCATTAGACCCAGATAATAATTTTGAAGCCAAGTATGAAATATATAAAGATAAAAAATCAGTTGTTTCTGATTTAAAAAAAGCATGTGCTGATTGTAAAGGTGAAGGAAAAATTTATTTGGCTGCTGATGAAGATAGAGAAGGTGAATTTATTGCTGAAAGTATTAAACGGGTTCTCAAGCTAAAAGACTCGGATTACTCGAGAGCTGTATTTCACGAAATTACTAAAAAAGCAATTCTTGATTCAATTGCTAAACCACGTAAAATAGATGAAAACTTAGTTCATGCTCAACAAACTAGAAGATTTCTAGATAGAATAGTTGGATATAAATTATCACCTTTACTATCAAAAATACAAGATTTAGGTACAGGAATAAATAGATATAAGTTAGGTGCAGGACGTGTTCAATCAGTTATTGTTAAAATAATTGTAGATAAAGAACATGAAATTCAGGATTTTCTTAACTCGTCAAGATCTGCATTTTATGAAGGGAAAGGTGAATTTGAAGTTAGTGTTGGTTCTCAAAAAATTAGTCTTCAAACAGTTCTATATACAACAGAACCAAAAATTTCTAAATTTGAACTTGTTAAAACATCTGATGATGTTTACAACCAAGTAATTGAACTAATGTCAAAGTTGAAAGAATCAAGTTGGAAACTTGTTGATATTAAAAAGAGAAATATATCAAGATCACCAACAGCACCATTTATAACATCATCTTTACAAAGAGAGGCTTCTACTAAATTAGGATGGCCTATAGCAAAGACTATGCAAGTTGCACAAAAACTTTATGAAGGTGGTCACATTACTTATATGAGAACAGATTGTACTGTACTATCAGATGAAGCTCATGGAAAAATTAAATCTTTTGTAACTGAACAATATGGATCTCAGTACTATACTTTCAAGCAATATACATCTAAATCTGCTAATGCTCAAGAAGCACATGAAGCTATAAGACCAACGGATTTTACAAAGCTAAAAATTTCATCAGATGATGAAGATGATAACACACCATCAGATCAAGATAAACTTTACAAATTAATTTGGAAAAAAACTGTTGCATCTCAAATGTCAAAAGCTCAAATAGAATCAACTCAATTATTTTTAGCACCAGTTCAGGTATCTAAAATAAAATCAAAGTCTCAAGTACTAGGATATCTAATGGTTGGTTCTGTTAGTAGAATAGTTTTTGATGGTTATTTAAAATTATACAGAGATTTAGAAGATGACGAAATACTTGTTAATATAGATATACCAGAAGAGTATTCACAGGTTGGTATAAAACCAATTCAAATAAAAATAAAGGAGTCAGTTAGTTCTCCACCTGCAAGATACAATGAATCAAGCTTAGTTGAAACTCTAGAAAAACAGGGTATAGGTAGACCAAGTACTTATGCAGCAATGGTTGGAAAAATTCAGGATAAAGATTTTGTTCGAGTAGAAAATGTTCCTGGAAAAGAACTTTTACTTAAAGAACTAGTATATGATTGTGTGAAAAAAACTCTATCTGTATCTGATAATAAGATGTTTTTAGGTAAAGAAAATAAAAGACTTGTGCCTACACAAACAGGTATTGTATCTACTAAATTTCTTGTTAACAATTTTCCACAAATTATGGATGTAGGATTTACTGCTTCTATGGAAAAATCTTTAGATGAAATCTCAAATGGAAAGTTAAACTGGATTAAAGTACTAAAATCTTATTATGAGATTATTACAGGACAGATACAAGGATTTTTAAAATCGTATCAAATAGTAAAACCTGGATCTACACATACAACCGAATTAGTGGGTGACTCGCAAGTAGAACCAAACACTGCTTTAGTATATATTAACAATAATGTAGTTGGGCTCCATCCGGAAACAGGTCAAGAAATAGTATTTACTAAAACAAAATTTGGTTATGCAATTAAAATGTTTAGTTTAGATGCAGGTAAAGATATATGGGCTAATGTAAAAGAAAAACCTAGTTTAGATCAAGCAATAGAACTTTTTAAAGTTAAACTACATCCTGAACTAGATACCAAAGAAAAACCAGAATCAAAATCAACAGTAGTTAAAGTTATAGGGAAGTATCAGATAAAATCAGGACCATATGGACCATATATTCAAACAGGTTCTGGAACAAATATCAAGTTTACAAAAATACCAAAAACTATTAAACTAGAAGATATAACAACTGAAGACTGTAAAAATCTATGTGGATCCAAGTCTACAACTACAGAAACAGATAAGAAAACAAAAAAAACTACTAAAAAAACAACTAAGAAAATACAATCAAATGAAGTATAAAAAATAATTTCTTTAATAAAAGTATAATGTGTCAATATACAACTCTCTTACTACTTGCTGGTCTTATTATACTTGTTCTAATATGGTTTGATTGTTCTAATATTAAAAAATCTAAATCTAATCATAAAGAAAAGTTTACTAATTTATTAACTGAAACTAGACCGATTCAATTACTAGATAATTTTATTACCCCAAGTATATGTGATGACCTTGTTGAACTTGCTAAACCACGATTTAAAACTTCAACTGTATATTCAACAAATCAGGGATCTGTTGATATGAGTTCTAGATCATCATCATGTGCATATTTTAAAAGAGGAGAAAATGAATTAATTAAATCAATTGAATTAAAAGTTGCGTCACTTTTGTCAATTGATTTAAAACAAATAGAACCTCTTCAAATTGTTAGATATGAAAAAGGACAACAATATAAATATCATTATGATTATTTTGGAGAAGAAACAGACCAAAAAAAAAATCAAAGACTTCATTCAATATTAGTTTATTTAAATGATTTAGATGAGCTTGATGGTGGGTCAACACATTTTCCTTTATTAAAAATAAGAACTTATCCTTATAAAAGTAGAGCAGTTCTCTGGAATAATTTAAACCCAGATGGTAAAGAAAATAAATTGACTTTACATGCAGGAGAACCTGTTTTAAATGATAAAATAAAATATGTTTTAACTATTTGGACACGTATATCCGAGTATTAATTTTTAACTTTATTTAATTTATATTTTATTTATATTTTATTTTAGATGAAGAATAAAATAATATTATTGAAGAAAATACAAGTACTCCCATAGATCTAAAGTTTTTTAATCCATAATTTCTATATAGAACTATAAATATACCAATAAAATTTAATTGAATAAATATATTAGTTGTTTTTACACCAAGAATATTTCTAAATAAGTCATCTCTAGTTTGTCCTAATTGATAGCTAGGATCTACAAATTTTTTTTCAAAATATGAAAGAGCACATTCACCTTTAAAAATATTCCAATGTAAAACTGTTAGAAATACTAATACAATATAATAAAAATCATATTTACTAGTTAAAATTGGGATTAATGGAGATATAATTGCAAACACTAGATGGATTATTTGTACTACTAAACTTAAATTTTTCATTATAACATTTAAATAGATTATTTTTTTTCAATAAACCTATAAATGTGCAAGTCTATTGAAAATTAAAATAATAGAATAAAAAAATCTAGTTTTTTAAAATATTTTAATTTTCTCAAATGAAGTGATTTATAAAAATAAATATTTGTTATTATATTAAGCCATGAGTTCACATTATAATAAATTATTGGAATTACTAAATAAAACACGTATAGAGAGATCAGGAATTGATGATATTTATTCTCATGTAGGCTTAGGAGGTCAATATACACGAGGCTGTTATAATATTCCTGATAAAGATTTAGGAAAATTTTATCAGTTATATTCAAAAGTTATCACTGAAGGATCATACCCAGTTTATTTGGCAGAACGTCATAGAAAACAGGGTCCAGTATTAATTGATTTGGATTTTAAATATAAAACTCAATCTGATTCAGATCCACAAACTCGTATAATTCAAGAATCTGATTGGTTAGTTGTTATCGAACAGTACATAATTAATATTAAAAAATATATTAAATTAGATGATCCAGAAGAAGATTTAAAATGTTATGTACTTACAAAACCAAATCCAACTATTGTTGGAACAGATCCAGATACTAAATTGTCTACATGTAAAGATGGACTTCATATTATGTTTCCTAATATTTGTACTCAACCACTTGTTCAACATTTAATTAGAGAAAATGTAATCAAATTCATTAGAGAAAATAGTTCTTGGGCAGAATTGAATCTTTCAAATGAACCAGAAGATGTAATTGATAAAGCAGTAATTGAAAAAAATTGTTGGCTCTTATATGGATCTTGTAAAGATGGATCTGAAAATAATAAATATGAATTAAGTAAAATTTTTACAGTAACATCAACAAATACTTTAGAACAAGTTGATTTTGATAACTCGGATATAATTAGACTTCCAGAAACTTTATCTATTAGAAGATTAAGTTCAGATGCAATTTTTCCATATATGGAAGGTTATGATGAACAAACAATATTAGATGAATATAATCAATTTATGAATACAAATCCAACATCTGCGACTTGTTCAGGAACAGTTGGTAAACCAACAGACATAGCATTAGCTACAAAATTAGTACAGATTCTATCACCAAAACGTGCAGATAAATATGATGAGTGGCTTAATTTAGGATTTTGTCTACATAATATTGATGATAGTTTATTAGAAAGTTGGAATAAATTTTCTTCCCAATCTAAAAAATTTGAAAAGGGTGAATGTGAAAAGTTATGGTCTAAATTTAAAAATATTGGTTATGGTATTGGTTCATTAATCAAATGGGCACAACATGATGATTTTGACAAGTATATGGATATTATGATTGAATTTAATTTTGATACTTTATCTAAATCTGTTTCAGGACAACCTTATGATGTTGCAAAAAGTTTTTTTGAGCTTTATAAACATCAATTTAGAATTGGTTCAGTTGACTTTAAAGAATGGTACTATTTTGATACTCATAAATGGACACCAATGCAAGATGCTTATATTATTAAAGATATGTTAAATGAAGATTTTGTTAATGCATATGTTAGATTAGGTATTTTATATGGGAAGAAAGCTTTAAAAGCAGATGGAGATGAAAAACAAAAATTTATTTCTAAACAAGAACTTATTATGAAAATTTCTACAAAGTTACGAGGTCCTTATAAAAAACAAGTTATTGAAGAACTTACTACTTTATATAAAAAACTAGATCCTGAGTTTACTAATAAATTAGATGAAAATAAAAATTTAATCTGTTTTACTAATGGAGTCTATGATTTAGAAAATGCCATTTTTAGAGAAGGTAGACCAGAAGATTATATTACTCTATGTACAAATAATAGATATATTTCATTTGAAAAAATAAATAAATCTAAACTTCATACAGTAAGAAAGTTTTTAGTCGATATTCAACCAGAAGAAGATGTACGTAACTATATTTTGGATCTTTTTGCATCTTGTTTAGCAGGACATAATGCTGATCAAAAGTTTAATATTTGGACAGGGTCTGGTTCTAATGGTAAATCAGTATTAATTAACTTGATGATGGATTCACTTGGTGATTATTCATGTGGACTTCCACCAGAGGTTTTAACAAGAGCATCTACAGATCCAGATAAAGCAAGTCCAACAATGGCTAAGACTAAAGGAAAAAGATTTGTGGTATTTGAAGAGCCAGAAGGAACAGATCAAGTATATGTTGGTAAAATGAAAGCTTATTCAGGAAATGTCAAGATACAAGCACGTAAACTTCACAAAGATATCGTCGAGTTCTATCCCCAGTTTAAAATGTTTTTGCTATGTAATAAACTTCCAACAATTCCATCAAATGATGGAGGTACATGGAGACGTATTAGATTAGTACCTTTTGAAATGAAATTTGTTGATAATCCTATTGAAGATTATGAAAGACAAATTGACAGAGGACTTGAAGATGTACTTCGATTAACTTGCAAAGAAGAGTTCATTTCAATGTTAATTGAAAGATATGCTATTTACAAATCTGAAGGACTGAAAGTTCCACCTAAGGTTATGCTTTCAACTGAAAACTATCAATCAAATTCTGATATATTCTTGGATTATATTAATGAATGTATTGAATTTACTGATGATCTTAAAGATAGACTTGAATTTCAAGATCTAGTTGCAGATATGCAATACTGGATGAAAAATGTCAAGTTTGATAAACGTGTTGAAAAAATATTCCAACGTGGGGACTTTAAATCTGATCTTGAAGAAAAACTTGGTAGATTAGATTCAACCGGTAGTTATTGGAGAAGATACGTTCTTAGATCAGCAATGAAGAATTCAGGTAAGATAATTATGGATGAGGAAAATATTGACATGAAAGGAAATGAATTTGATGATGAAGATGAAGAAAGAAAGACATTGGTAATTAAATTATCAACTTATGAAAAGATTCGTCAATCTAAAATTAAAAGAAAGAAATCATCTAAGAAAGTTGAAGAAATACAAGATGGTATTTTAATTAGTGCTTGAGTGACTCTTATAAAATAATGTTTTATTATCTGGAAGATCAACATCTAATGCTTTTATTTTTAAAATTTCATATGTATTATTTTTAAAGATTAAACATAAAGCTCTTTTCTGAAGGATTAGTTAAACTTGTATTTTGCTTTTCAAGTAATATCTTGATTTTTACAAATACAGTACTTAAAGTTACTATTTGCTTAGTTTGTTTTTGTGTACCAACTTGATATTGATTTATTAAATTTTCAATATCTGACATAGTTACTATTTTTGAAATTTCTGTTGGATATTTTTCATTTCTTAAAATTCTTGTATATTCATTAATCTTTTTATGAATATTTTCAAGTTGAAAATTTAAATTATTAATTTTAGTAATCTTAGAATTAATCTTTCTATCAGTATCAGATGATAGTTTTTTATTAAACCTAGAAAGTGATTGTTTGATAGTATCAAAGTGTTTAGCATATGAATTATCAACATTATTCTTTTGTTGTCTGACAGACATACTAATACTTGTTATTTCATCAGATTTAGCATCTGATATTGATAATTGAGATCTTGCCTTCCAAAGATTTTTCATATTTTTAGATAATGATAATTTAGGATCAATTAAGAAATAACTAGAAAGGGCAGTTGCATCAAGAGTAGTAATAATTGCTTTAATTGCTTTAATAATACTTGAACTTGAACTTAAACTTAAACTTGAACTGGAACTTAAACTTCCACCATTAATTGTACTTAATCCAAGAATATATTCTTTAACATAATCAATAAGATCAGAATCTGGTTCAGCTAACATGAAAGAAATAATAGTTGCTCCTAAAATATACATTAAATTTTCATTTTTATTTTCTTCATCATCTTTAGTATTAATATAATAAACACTTGCGGTAGTTAAACCAAGAGCCAATACTTCAATAGCAAAATGATGTTTTTTAGCACTAGGAATATTTGTGGTAATAAAGTTTGTAACAATTGGAAGAGCTGCATCTGTATATATATCAGTTTGAATTCCTTTTTTTTCAAGTTCTTCTCTTAATTCTTTTTTACTATAATTTAAAAAATCTGTAATATGAGACTGATCTAATTTTACATAATCTTTTTTATAATCAATATCTTTAATCTTAGTATTTATCCCACTAATATCACGTATAAAATTATAATCTGTTGTATTAGCATCTTCTATAAATGTAAATTCTAAATTGTCAAGACTAGAATAATTTATATAATATCTAATGTATTTATCAAATTCAACTTCACCTTCGTCATTAGTACTTAATCTAATATAATCTTTATGCTTGTCAAAAAAATAGGCTTTACCACCCTTATTTATTATTATTGTATAATGTCCTAGACATCTTCCTTTTATAAAAAGTAATACTATTATACCTTTATTATTATCTTTATTTTTATCTCTTAATATTTCTTCAAGATAGTTATCCCAAAAAGTTTTTAAAATCTTTATATTCTATTTCTCTAGAAATATAATTACTATTTTTACTTTTTTTTGATAATTCAATAAATAATTTAATTAATTCTACTTGCATCCCACCTGTAGATAGATATTTATTTGGATTTGTATTAGAACATCTATTAGCTAATAATTGACTCTGTTTTTCATTAATAATTCCTAATGAATAAAGTACTAATGGACCACAATTTAATGATGATTCCGGATTTGGATTTTTTCTATTTTTATCTAATGGAAATACACCACCTTTCTTGTTTTTAAATTCCAAATATTTATTTTTATAATCCATATATAATATTATATAAAATTATAATCCTATTATTAATTTTTTTTGCAAATAAAGATGTTGAAGATAAAATTAATATATGTTATATGAAAGTATCTACAATAGGACAAAAAATGATCTTGAAAGGTAAAATTATATTAATCAAGTTCAAGTTAATTGAATATATAATAACAGATTATTCAGAAGGTAAATAATAGTAGAAAAGAACCAAAAGAAGAATTAGTAAAAAATTTAATAAATATAAAATATTTTTATATTTATTATATAAATGAATAAAAGTTTGTACGAAGATAAACATCCAAAAACATCACTTAAAGGAACTGGTTATGCTAACAAAGAGAAAGCAATTAAAACATTAGAATTGATTGAAAATTATAATATAACTTATCAGAAACAAGTTGTATTAACTATGTATAATCGTGCAAAATTTCATAAATATCAAACTAAGAATATGTTAGAAGCTATGAAAATTTATAAAAAATGGTTAAAATCATATAATATTAAAACATAAAGTAATTTCTTTAATAAATAAAATTACTAAAACGTAAAAATCTTGTTTTAGTAATTTTATTTTTTAAGATACTTTTTAAAAAATCCCCAAAAAAAATTTTTTCTTTTTTTTAACTTTGTTGGTGACGAAGATTATAATTAATAAATATTTTATATTGGTGACGAAGATTAAAACTAAGATGTATTTTAATAGATATTTTAATAAAAAATAGATTAAAAGTAATATATAATAATATAATGTATCTTAGTTATAATATATTATATATTACTTTTAATCTTTATTAATCTTCGTCACTTAAATAATATAATAATATTTATTCTATTATAGATTATTATAATATTTTATAAAAAGTTATAGTTTAAATATAGATTGTAAGTAAAAAACTTTATTATTTTTTAATCTTCGTCACCAACTATTATTAATTTAGATTATTAATAAAAAATAATATTTATTAATAAAACCAATGTATTTTTAGTCTTATATATATAAATTTTATATATAAATCTTCGTCACCAATATAAATTAAATTTAAAATATTTAAAAATATATAGTTAATACATTTATAATGGTATATTACAAATGTATATATTGTCAAAAAAAATTTGTGCATAAAGCACATTATAATAAACATCATAATTCAAAAATGAGATGTGAAGTTACATTAGAAAATCAAATTAATTATTATAAAAATTTTAATAAATCCAAATGCATTGATGAATTTTTATCTATTATAAATATTTTATCAAAACAGACATACAAATGTGAAGATTGTGGAATGTTGTTTTCGTGTTTTACAGAATTAAAAAATCATATAACAAATTTTATGTGCAATCAAATCCCATTAACAAAAACAAATATTACAAATAGTAATATAAATATAAATAGTAATAATACTACAAATAATAATACTGCAAATACTGTAAATATTAATAATAATTTTAATTTAGTTCCTTTTGATAAAATTAAATATGATTATGTGTCAGAAGATGTATTAAAACAAATATTTGAAGTTCCTGGCGAAGCTCTTCCATTAATGACAAAAGTTGTATTTTTTGATAAAACTAATCCTGAAAATAATATAATATTCTGCCCTAATCTAAAAGATGAGTTTGTGTATGTATATACAAATTCTCCACATTCTAAAGATGGATGGGAAAGACAGTACAAAAAAGATTTTTACTCAACACTTATGCAAAGACAACTATTTTCATTAGATGCTTTTAAAGAGTTATTAGATGATGACGAAAATTATTTGGATATATCAAGTTTTGAAGGTTATAATAAAATGTCAAATGCTATTCGTACAAATAAAAAAGTTAAAAAAGAGTATATAGATAGAATTGCATATATTAGTTACGATAATAGAGAGTTAGTTAAGAGTACAAAATCAAGATTTTTACATAATCAACTAAAAATTAAATCAAGATAATTTAATTTGTAAAAATATTTAATTTCACAAGTAATTTAATGGACCATCTTTCTACATTTATGACTGATATTATACCAATAAAACCAAGTTGTGAAGTTATATATAATCAATCTAATCCATTTGAATTTATTGAAAAGTTTTGTACAATTAATGGATTAGATATACCAATACCAGAAATAAATTCTAATTTAGCATCTACTCATAAATATGATCCTAATTTAGTACTTGATTTAATGACATATGATTATGTTATATTTTTTACATCCAAGTACTGGACTTGGCTTAAAAAACCATTAATTCAATTTTTTAAAAAATGTGAGATTCTATGTTTAAATTATTATGATAAAAAATTTATTGAAAGATCAATTGAACAACTAAATTTTTTTATAAAAAAAATGCAACCAGGTCAAATATTAGAATCAGTAAAATCAAAATACAAGTTAAGAAAATTAAAAAAGTTTTGTTTTTTTGAGAACTCGATTGAACCAAATATCTTATATAAAAAAATTAACTTTGCGAATGAACAGTTATTTATATCTTTTGATAAATATTCAATCAAACGTATTGAGTATAAATTAAAAGCATTTTCACAAATTGCTGAAAAAATGGGTGCAGATAAAATTTCAATTATCTATGATAAAGAAATATCTGAAAAAACTGCGACTAATGTTGCATTATCCAGTGGTCAAAATCCATTACAAGTAGGTATTGGAGGATCTGTATCAAATTCTAATGAAACAACTGAACAAATTAAATTAGGGTTTGATTTTTCAAATGATTCATATAACTTTAATTTAAATAAATATGATTTAGTTGATACAATTCAAAGGGAAAATTCTTTTTTCTTGGCAAAAGAAGAATTTGAATCTGATATAGATCTAAATTTTTTAATTGATGCCAGATGTATAAATTTAATAAAAGAGTATGAGACAGAATTAGTATTTAAACATGCAAATGAATGGGAAAAAAAAATATTTGCACATGCAGCTAAATTTAAGCTTAATCTTGATACAAAAGCTTCAAGTAAAAATGATGTTAACATTAAAATAAAAATATCATTTTTAAATATTTATAAACATTTTGAAGGTATTACTGGATTTAATTTATACTGTTTTAAAGAAGGATTTTTCCATTTATGTAATCTAATTAGACTAAATCCATCTAAAGATTCTTATTTAAAAATAGGTAATTTTTTAAGTTCACATCTATATTATTTAAATAAAAATAGATTTAGCATACCATTTGACTATAACAAATCAATTAATCTTATTAAAACTCATGATGATATTCTTAAACTTAATTTTACTCAAGATGAATTATCAAGTCTTTTTGAACAATTTTTTTCATCAAATTTAAACTATATGCAATTTAAAAATTTTAGATCAATTATTTTAAAACAGTCCGAAAAGTTTTATGATATAATAGAAAGACATAATCACTATGGGGTTGAAAAAAAAAGTTTTTTTGAAGATTTGACATCACCTATCAACAAGCTACTTTTTGTATCATATCAATACCATATAATAACTAATTACAAAATTAAACTAATTGATAAAATTAAACTTCATACACAATCAATTTATAATAAAATGTTAGAATTTAAATCAACAGCAAGTTCAACAATACAAGACATTAATTCTAGATATCAAATGTTAAAACATATTACAAAGAAATTTACTAAAGAACCAAATAAAATAATATACTTTGTACAGGAAATATTTAATGATTATGAATCTAGTTCTAATCCAATATATACATTAATTAATCCACTGCTTCATAGACTTGTAAGTTATGTTAAATCTCGTGGTCTAATAATTAAAGTAAGTAATGAACATAAATTAATTTTAAATTTATTTGCTAAACTTTGTGCATGTGCAAAAAAATATAATATACTTGTTTTTGAATCTGAAGCACATAATTTTAAATATACTAATTTATATAAATATATTTCTAGATATATTAGTTATTTACCAGAACATTTTTTAGATTATGAAACTGCTGAAGATTTAGGAAATATGGATATTGATAATACTAATGATATAAATGATTATTCAAACACTGATGAATCATCAGATGATGATTTATCAGATGATGATTTTGTCAATTATTCTGCTAATGATTCTGATCCAGTAAATATTAATAGTGAAGAAATAGATGAAGAAATTTCTGAATTTTCATTTGAAAATGGAAATACAAATATTGAAACAATTCAATCAACTCAAAATATTCAAGAATTAATCTTATTAATATATAAATATGTATATATAACTGGATGTTTTTTAGAAGATTTAGAAGTTTATAAAAAAGATAAAATTGTTTATAATCCAAATAATAGTGATAATGTACTTTCAAATCTTATCAAAATATATAAACAATCATTAGATGAATATTATAAAAAAGAGAGCATAGAAGAAACTATTTTTATGAATGTATTATTTTATTCAAATGATATTAAATATTCTGATTTAGAAAAAATTATTGTAAATTGCTTTAATATATCATTTAATATTGATAACGGATTGTATGAATATGTTTGTACATCT